GATGTCATTATTCGCCCACAGCCAAAGCGGTATCATTATATTATTGGTAACCGACTTAGCAAGTCCACGTCCCCACATCGCCCAACCTTTATAACGTTTATTCCGCTTAACCTTCTTTGCAAATTTTACGTGAAAGTCAGGTGTTTCGCTATCTGCATATTGAGGAAAATAATAAGCAACAAAAGCTTTATAGTCTTTCTTTAGCCGTTCGATTCTCGCTTTTTTCTCCGCAGGAGTTTCAGGCACTTCATCCAGTGCGGTGCTCTCAAAGGTTTTTAAGGCTAATTCCTTATACCTTTTCCATTCTTGTTTGCTTCTAAATCTCGACATTATTCTAAACCTTCTTTTTCCGCACGGCTATGCAGGAACTCAAACATTAACTTCTTAAACTTCATAAAATCCTTAGGAGCATTGTCGCGTAACCAATCTTCTATATCCTGCACCACTTGAATGTGTAGATGTAATGGCGTATCAGATAAAGCCTCAATTTCTTTAATGAGCACACCTTTAGCATCGCTCAATTGCTTGTCAGGAATACCATCTAATTCGGTAAGAATATGCCGATTAATCGCGGATAATTGTTGGTAAGCCTCTTGTAGCAATTTACTACGCGTAATCGTTTGCATCTCCTTGATGACATCCCAACCACCTTCTTCAATCCACTTGCGAAGGGTTTTCTCTGCACAAGGTACTTGCTGGGCAATTTCTTTTCGCGAAAAATTACTCCTCAGGTACAGGCTTTTAGCTAGTTCTTTCTTCTCTTTATTAGTCATAATACTAACAAAGGTCAACACTCTATTAGTGTATAGCAAAAAGTAATGTTGTTACAACGTGTAAAATACACGTTTACAGCGTGTTATTTACACGCTGTAAGCGGTTAACCTTTTGTTTTACACAGAAATCACCCCCAACTTTGTAATCACAAAAGCACAGAACTAAGCATTTATTAGCATGGGAAAAACATTCATTCTTTCAGATGGCTCAATTAATAGCCACGGATTTAAAATCAACATGGATAAACTTCGACTGGAACGATTCAAAAAGAACCCAGTCATGTTGCACAACCATAATGAATTGGTTGGAAGATGGGAGAACATTCAGTTATCAGATGGAAAGCTCACAGCCGAACCTGTATTCATCGAAGGCGATGGTGAGGAACTAGCTCAGAAGGTAAAAGCACGTGTTGAGAATAACTTTCTGAAAGGAGCAAGCATCGGTATCAACATTTTGAAAGTGGAATATGATGTTAACGATGTTCCAGTAGTAGAAGCGGAGATATTGGAGTGTTCAGTTGTTGATATTCCTGCCAATGCCAACGCTATAGTTCTGTACGATAACGATGGGCATAAACTACAAGGCGAAGCTCTTGAATTGTCATTGTCCAAAATATTAAAAAGCAAACCAATAAAACAACCAAATAAAATGAAACTAAGCACAGAAGCACTTACAGCTTTAGGATTGGATTCCAAAGCAACAGCGGAAGAGATTAGTACAGCCATTTTGTCGATAGCATCGGCAAAAGAAGTATTGGCTGACAAGCTCCAAGCAGAGCAAAAAGCAAAAGTTGAAAAACTTATTACCGATGCTCTATCAGCAGGTAAATTCACTGCCGATAAAAAAGAAACTTTTAAAAAGTTAGCCGAAAAAGACTACGATTTGGCAGTAAGCACAATTGAGGCTTTGGAAGGTAAAAAAATATTGTCAGGTAAAGAGCAAAGGACAGCCAACGAACCTGAAGGAAGAGAAAAATGGACGTTCGCTGATTGGCGGAAAAAGGATACAGCAGGGTTACTGCATATCAAAAAAACAGATCCTGAACGTTACGCGGAAATCTTAAAAACAGAAAACTAAAAATCACAGCTAAAAGAACCGCTGTTAAAAAGGTTCTTAAATTTTAATCATAAACAATAAAAACACAGAAAAATGAAGAAAATTCTAAGTATCATAATGGCATTAATGGCAGTTGCTATTTTTACCACAGGGGTATCCGCCGCTACTGGTTGGAATCCTATTTTAGTCGGAACTGGAGCAACAGCTCTATCGTTCATTTCGCTTGGTCAAACTGGACTAGCCTTTGCAGGACTAAATAAAGAAATTTGGTTACCTGAAATCAAAGAAGGCTTTTACGCTGATGATATGTTCTTATCCGAAGCTCGCGACATGACAGCTTTTGTAGATAACAACAAAATCCATTTAGCAGAGGCAGGCGTAAATCCAAATGTTTTGGTCAATAACACAACCTACCCAATACCAGTATCTCAACGAGGCGATACACCATTGGAGATATCACTAGACACTTACGATACCGAAAACACGCTTATAAGAAACATAGAAACGGCTGAACTCTCATACGACAAAAGAGCATCTGTAATATACGGACACCGTAAAGCATTGAAGATGCAGTTTATGGAGAAAGCAATCCACGCTTACGCACCTCAATCTGATACACCATTCACGCCTGTTGTGGCAACAGCTAATGCTGGTAAATTAACCTTTGCTGATGTGTTAACCTTAGCCGAGCGATTTGACAACGCAGAAATTGATGCTACTGGTAGAATTTTGGTCTTATCAGTTAAACACTTATCAGATTTGAGAAAAGAATCGCTAACGCAATACAAGGAGTTCCTTAAAGATAAAGAGTTATTTGGCTTTAAAGTCTATACGTTGGCAGATTCAAGAATGCCAAAGTATAACGGAACTACTGGTGTTAAAGTAGCTTACGGAACAGCACCTGCTGCGACAGATGCTATATGCTCAGTAGCGTTTCACAAAGACGAGGTGATGAAAGCCGACGGGGATTTGGAGATGTTTGCCAAAGAGAAAGACCCTGAACAACGAGCTGATATGCTTGGATTCCAAAAGAGAGGAGTCGCAATGCCTATCAGAGGAAAAGGAATTGGAGCGATATATACTACACCCTAACTAGTAACAAATGAGACGTATTGACTACATAGTTATTCATTGTTCTGCCACTAAGCCATCTCAGGATATCGATATAAGCGATATCCGAAGATGGCATTTAAAACGAGGTTGGAAGGATGTAGGCTACCATTACTTCATTAAGCGTAACGGCACTATCCAAAGAGGTAGAGATTTAGATCACGATGGATATGTATTAGAAGAAGTGGGTGCTCACGTTAAAGGATATAACTCAAGGTCAATAGGTATTTGTTATGAGGGAGGAATAAACGAATTGGGTAAACCAGAAGACAACAGAACAGGACAGCAGAAGGAGTCTTTAGCAACTCTTTTATTCACACTAAAAGAGTTGCTTCCTAAGGCTCAAATCAAAGGACATAGGGACTTTCCGAATGTTCACAAAGCCTGCCCAAGTTTTGAAGTAAAAGACTGGTTGCGTGAAATAAAGTTAAAGTAATGACTTACGAAGACATTTTACCTGAAATAATAATTGGGTTCTCAGGAACTTTCTCAGGTTGGCTATTTGCAAGGCGAAAAAACCGATTGGAGCAGGAATCTAAGGAAATTGAAAACATCGAAAAAGCTGTGGCAGTTTGGCGAGAAATTGCCGAAGATTTGAAAAAGGTTATCGATGAAAAACAAAACTTAGAAAATTCACTACGTCAAGAGATAGCAGAACTAAGGGAACGAATTAGAGAATTGGAAAACAATCAGTATAAACGATGAGATATATCATATATATAACCATACTTATCATCTCTCTATCTTGTAAGACGAGAAGAACCACATCGTCAAGTGTGAGCAATGATAGTATTATCTATATAGAGCGTGTACAAGTTGATACGATTAAGTTTCCTTCAGATACCATTTATAAGGTATTTCCTTTAACAACATTTCTGCATGATACCATTATAGAGTATCGCCAAGGAAGAGCTTCAGGAAGTGTGCAGAGTAAGTTTAAAACATTATACATCACAGCCAATTGTGATAGTTTGGAAAGGCTGGTACTATCCAAGCAAACAGAAATACAAAGGTTGTCAAAAACCAATAACGAAGTAAAAGAAGTAATCAAAATTAAGAAAGAAATACCACGGATATACAAGATGAGTTTGTGGTTCACAATTATTGCAACACTATATGTAGTTGGTAAAATTGTGTTTAAAATAATCATCTAACATTTAATGAAATCACTATGGAAAAGGTAAACTTAAAAGCGAAAGCAAAAGAATGTTTGGAATTTAACAAAGACGAAGATGCTGTCATTGTAGTTGAGGACGGTACTTGTTTTTTAACAAAAGCTAAAAATCACGCTGTAAATTACGCACAATCCAAAGGTTTAAAGTATCAAACCATAACCAAAGAAGATATAGCGGACAAAGAAGACACAAAGTCAGAACCAGTTAAAAAACCAGTTAAAGAACCAGTTGCTGACGAAACTTCAACACAGCCGAAAAAAGAAGATAAAAAAATTGCTAAAAAATAAGCTCCATGAACGAAGTAATAATTGAAAAAGTAAACGGTGGTCTTGGTCGCCGTAACCCTTCAGGGGATATGATTAGCGGTTTAGTTGCTAATGGTGTTGCCGTAGTTGGTGGCGTTCAGCTCGATACTACTTATCATCTTAAGTCGGTAAAGGATGCTGTGAACTTAGGTATTACAGAATCTTACGACACAACGAAGAAGGTATTAGTGTACGAACATATCAACGAGTTCTTTAGGTTAAATCCTTCAGGCGACTTGTATATACTATTGGCGAGCCAAACTGTAACCTATGTTGATTTGGTGGATAAATTAAAAACTTACGCCAATAAGCTGTTAGTCGAAGCAGAAGGAAAAATCAAACAGCTTGCTGTTGCATATAACCCTGCTACTAGCGTAACAGGAACTACCGAGTTATTAGCAGCAATCCCAAAAGCTCAAGAGTTAGCTGATGATAGCTTTACAAAGCATCGTCCAGTACAGATACTACTTGAGGGTAAAGGCTACGATGTAGCATCACCAATTGATTTTAGAGCCTTAAATGCTAAGAATGTTTCGGTAATGGTTGGGCAATCGTTGTCAATTGCCAATGCAATGGCGGAGTATAACACTTATGCAGCAGTTGGAACGTTGTTAGGCGTAGTTAGTAGATGTGCAGTTAATGAAAATATCGCTTGGGTAGGCAGACATAACGTCTATGGCGGTTCTATACTCGCACCAGGTATTTCACTTACGCCATACGATTCTATTCCTGACGGAACAAAAGACACAGTGAACGACAAAGGGGCAATATTCTTTAGAACACACGTAGGTAGAGCAGGTATTTACTTTAATGATTCGCACACCTGTGCTATAGCAACGTCTGACTTCGCTTACATAGAGAATAACAGAACGATTGATAAGGCGGTGAGAGCAATTAGAGAAGTGATATTGCCAAGACTTAACTCTACGGTATTGGTTGATGCGAATGGTAAGTTAAGTCCTGAAGTAGTTAAGTCTTATCAAAGTCTTGGAAGGCGAGCGTTGGAATTGATGCTCAAACAAGAAGAAGTAAGTGCGTTTGATGTCTTTGTTGATCCAAATCAAAACATCATATCAAGTTCCGAACTAAAAATTGAATTTACACTCACCCCAACAGGTACTACTCGGCAAATAAAAGCTACGGTTGGATTTGTTAACCCTTTTTAATACATAAAAATTATGACACCATACATTAATGGCACACGCCACAGTTGGGCAGATGTAAAAGTGAATTTGCTCGGCAGAACCGTAACAGGTATTACTGCAATATCTTACGAAGATAAGCAGGAGAAGGTCAATAACTATGGAGCAGGAGTTAATCCTGTATCAAGAGGTATTGGCAAATACGAAGCCTCGGCTAAAATCACGCTACATGCTTATGAAGTGGAAGCTATCCAACGTGCGATACAAGGTAAAAGACTCCAAGATATTGAGCCTTTTGACATCGTGGTAGTTTTCATGCCCAAAGGTTCGGATACACTTGTATCTCACACCATTCGCAATGCTGAGTTTACTTCTAATAAAAGAGAGTTAAAACAAGGCGACACCGTAATTGAAATTGAATTTGAACTAATCGTATCTCACATTGAGTGGGATGCTTAATAACTTGAAGTAATGGCAAAAGTAACAGTAACGCAAATTAACCAGTGGAAAAAGAAATGGGGAGATGTCTTTGCAATCGAAGTTCCGTTAGATGACGAAGGTAAGAAAATAGCAACAGGGTACTTCAAGAAGCCTACCTTGGATACCATCAAGGCTAGTTCCAAGTATATCGAAAGCGACCCAATCAAGGCAAGTGAAATAGTGTTCTTAAACTGTTGGCTTGGTGGTGATGAAGCTATCAAAGAGAATGATGAGGCGAAAATGAGTGCGATGCAAAAGGTATCATCACTCTTTAAGGTTCGTCAAGCTAAACTAAAAAAGCTGTAAGCTCCTATCTGATAGACCTAACAGATGGAGCAGACGAATTTAGAAAGGGCGGAGCTTTGATTAGAGCTACTTTCGGAATGAATCCTTATGAATTAAAAGATGAGGAATATGCAGAACTACTAAGCGAAGCCCTTTATTTAAAGCATCACGATGCTACAATGTTGGAAAGGTCAGTATTGTCTGCTTTGGCTAAGGCTTTTAATAGTGATGCTAATTAGCCGAACAATGTATCTGCTTGGAAATCCACGAGTAGAACATGATGGCAACGGTATATATAAGCACTCCTTCAAATAAAAAAGGTAATCCCGCTAGCTTGACCAAAATGGTAACAACTATAAACCAACCGATGAATTTAAGTAACGATTTCATAACTATTCAAAAGTAAGCAAAAAAATGGCTGAAAACAAATTAAATTGGATATTTGAGTTAACTGATAAGGTTACTAAACCTATCAAGGAAATTGTTGGTAACTTAGGTAGCTTGCATCAGGATTTGAAAAAAAACAATCAGGAGTTTGATAATGTTGGGAACTCTATTAATTCTTTGCGTAAAAAACTCAACCGTTACACTCAAGCTAGAAATGAGAGCTTTAGAACCGATCATATTCGCAAGTATAATAAATTGATTTCAGTAACGGAGGAAAAGCTAAAGAAGTTAGAAGATTTACCACCGAAAAAACATCAAGAGAATTGGAGCGAAATGGTGTTAGGGATGAACCAAACGTTAGAGGTAATTGATAAACTATCTTCGTCCTTAGAATTTACGTCTGAAATAAAAAAGCTTGAGACCAATATAATGAGGTACACCAATTTAACAGGGAGTGCTTTAGACAATGCCGTATCAAAATCATATACATTAGCTGATGTATTTGACGTGAATAGTGAGGAGGTAATAAGAGCTGCTAATGCAATGACTGACCAAATTGGGGGAACTTTTGAAGAAAACTTGAATTTAATTCAAAAAGGATTTGAGAAAGGAGCAAACTTGAATGGAGATATGCTTCATCAATTATCGGAGTATGGACCGCAATTGAAAGAAGCTGGATTATCTGCATCAGAAGGATTGGCTATAATGGCTCAAGCCGCTAAAGATGGTGTATATGACGATAAAGCTATCGACTCGATAAAAGAGGCAGGGTTAGCAATTCGAGAAATGGGTAAATCTCAAATAGACGCCTTAGCTGGTATTGGTATTGAAGCCAATGATTTAGTTGGCAAAAGCACCTTTGAATCTATGCAGATGATTAGTAAAGCAATGCAAGATGCGTCAGAGCAAGATAAACAAAGGGTGTTAGCGGATGTTTTTAAGTCAGCAGGAGAAGATGCAGGTTCTCAATTCATTCTTGGATTAGCAGAGATGAACCCCAATCTTGATGCTATACCTTCAATTAAAGAATCTGGTCAATGGCTTAAAGAATGGGTTGCTGAAAGTAAGGTCGCTATAAGTGGATTGATTGGAAGTTTTACTCCCTATATAGGTATTCTAGGTCAATCAGCTACTGGACTGATGTCTATGATGGAATTATCGAAGTCATTCGGATTAGTCAGTAAAATTCAGTCTGTATATTTAGGATTAGTTACCTCTGCTCAATGGTTATGGAATGCAGCAATGTCAGCGAACCCTATTGGATTGGTAATTATTGGTATAGCGGCACTGGTTGGAGCAATAGCATGGCTAACAGATGGCTTTTCAGGTTTTGGGGAATACTTTACTGGCTTTTGGGAATGGCTAACTGAATGGTTTGGTTCAGTAGTTAGTTTTTGGAATGAATACCTA